TTCAAAGCAGACGACAAAGTTTCGTTTACTGCTGGTGGCGGCACCTTGCCTGGTGGCCTGGCTGAAGGAACTCCTGTCTTTATTAAGACGTACACAGCAGCTACTGGAGCAGCCACTTTTAGTGCAACTGCTGGTGGTTCAGTGTTGGCTTTAAGCAGTGACGGTACTGACGGCACTAGCGATTTCACAATTAAGTACACCGAATTTCAATCGGTTGCAAACGTGAGGTCTTGGTCGTTTGAGGTAACTCGTGAAGAAATCGATGTAACCAGCATCGGTGGAACACTGGGTCAAACCGCTCCATTCCGTACTTTTATCTCAGGCTTTGCCGATGGTACGGGTTCTGCGGAAGTGTATTTCACTGACGATGACACTGGTATCTCTGCTCGTCTGATTGAAGACGTTACGCAGCGCAACCAAGTCGGTGCAACCTTCAAGCTGTATATGGACACTGTGCTGTCTTCTGGAACGCCAGACGACACCAAGAGTCGTTCAATTGAGCTTGAAGCGGTGTTGACCTCCGCTAGTTATTCAGTCACTCCTGACGATGCTCAGGCTGTGTCGATCAACTTCCGTCCAACAACAGCACCGTCTTTCGACTTCGCTAAGAGCTAATAGTCGATTGTGGTGTAGGCTTATTTCAAGCCACGATTTTTGGTGATCGCGCGAATTAAGGCTCGCGTCCACCAATGCCCCCGGTTTTTCCGAGGGTCCGACCCCCTTAAGTGACAGATGAGTGGCAACGATAAAAGACCCCTGGCATTGTCGGGGGTCTTTTTAATGCTACTCTAGTAAAACAATCAGTTGTAACTCATGGCATTACGCGCCATTGATCGTCTCAAAAAAGCTGCAAATTTAGATGCAACCAAGAAAGTAATCACACTTTCAGATGGAAGCGAATTTGAGATGTGGGTGACGCCATTGACGATGGCAGAGCGTGAACGCGCTCAAAAACGTGCTGGATCGGATGATGCCAATGCGTTTGCGCTGCAGTTGCTGATTAGTAAAGCTCAGGACGATGCTGGTAAAGCACTGTTTATCGCTGGAGAAATCGACGTTTTGAAGAATGAAGTCAAGGATAAGGATCTGCAGGCTTTGATGCTGGCTATTTTGACTGACGATGAAGAAGAGGCAATCGACCCAAAATCTTAGGAGCCGAGCTTCGGAAGGATAACTGGCTCATGCTGCAGTTTGGCGTTGCCAAAGAGCTTGGCATGAGCTTATCGAAGCTACGGTTAACGATGACGGCAGAAGAGCTATTGGGTTGGAGCGCATATTTTAAAATTTTGAACGAGGACCAAGAGGAGGAAATGCGTAAAGCTCGCCGTCGCAGGTAGAATGTGATCAGTTTTTGCGGACGGTCGTGGCTTATCAAAGCGAGATCGAGCTGCGCGTAAAGATTGCTGATAAAGAATTAAGAGAGCTAGAAAGACGCACTGACCAACTCGTAAATCGTTTTGCATCAGGCGTTAATCCGTTTGGAGCTTCTGGCGGACGAAAAGTAACAGCTGCTCAGAGACGCCAAGAGGTTAACACCCAAAGACAACGATTGAATTTTGTTAAAGACGCGGTAGAGGCCGAGAATCGCCTTAGAGAAACAAAAGCCCAAAAAACACAGCAAACAAATTTAAAACGTGTTCGTTTTTTGCGAGATCAACGAATTAAAGCTGCGCGTGATGTGGCCAGCGCAGAAAAGAAACTTAATGCAGAAAATTTAAAGGCAGAAAAAAGGGCTATTTTGGAACGTATAAAGGCAGAGAAAAAGGCTGTCGCAGAACGTCAAAAGGCAGAGAAAAAAGCTGCTGCAGAGCGCCAAAAATTAGAAAAAGCTGCTGCTACAAGGCGGTCTAAAAGGCGTCAAGGTATTGCCACTGGCTTTGGTTTTCCGCTGTTATTTGGTGGTGGACCACTGCAATCATTAGCCGGTGGTATCGGTGGAGCGTTTGGGGGCCTTGGCGGGTCGATTGCTGCGTCTGCAATCGTTTCTCAGCTTGAAGGCTTCGCTCAAGCAGCGACTGAAACTGGCCAAGCGCTTAATTCTACGGGTGGTGCGCTTGATTTAATGCGTGAAAAATCGCTTTTTTCAAGCAAGGCAGTAGAAGAGCAGGCTGCTGTTTTAGAAGAGCAAGGAAAAGTTGCCGAGTTATCTGCGTTGTTGACTGGTGAGCTAGTCGACAAGATTGGCAACAGTGGTGTTGAGGCTTTGCAAAGCTTAGGCACTGAAACAGATGAAACAACACGTCTTTGGGCAGAGCTAACGCTCCAATTGCAAGCTCTTATTGCTGGGCCACTTCAAGGATTTTTGAGCCTTGTTAATGATTTTCTTGGGGGAATTACAAGTAGGGGTCGGTTAAGAGCTTTGCGAGAGGACTTAAAGGGGACTCAAGCTGGCAAAGAATTAGAAGCTAGGATTGAAGAAATTGCGCCATCAAGAAAAACACTTATACAGGGCCAAGCAGATCCCAGGCCGGGAGTGCTTACAAGCGATCAAGTAAAACAGCTTTTAACAGAGTTTACGCCTGCCCGTCCCGTTACGGCCACTATTCCTATTACGGCTGCAGATAATCGACGATTTGCTGTTAAGGGTAAAAAAGATACTGCAGGTGCAAAAGCAGCACGCGACGAAGAACGTCTGCGGCAAAGGCTTGCAGCACTTGAATTGGAGCGGCAAAAAATTATTGAGATCTCTCGATTTAAAGATAAGATCACAGCAGCTGAAGCCGCTAATGATTCGCAGCTTGCTATTCGCTTGCAAGGCGAGCAGAAGAAAGCTGAGATTGAAAGTAAGCGTTTAAAAGATCTTGTAAAGGCTACAGATCAACGTGAAATTGAAGCGATTAACATTAAGGCAGCGACTGAGCAATTAGCGCAAACACGAGAAGTTGAACGACAGCTTGGCGAAGATCAGCGTAAACGCCAAGAGCTTTTTGAAACCACAATTGAAGGTCTTCAGCATCAGCTTGAGATGGCAGAGGCCACCAGTCAGGCAGAGCGCGATCGCTTGAAGATTGCGAGAGAGCTGAAAAAACTTGATGACAAAGGTTTTTCAGACGATCAGTTGGGTCAGGCTGGTGGCATCATGAAGCGTTTGGCTGTAGCACAACAGCCTTTGAATGCGTTTATTCGCAAATCAACTGAAGATCTAAATAACCTGCAAAAAACTGCAGTTGAGGTCTCTCAGGGTATTGGCAACGCTATCGGCAATTCCTTAACAAGCGGTCTGCAAAGCCTTGTCACTGGAGCGAAAAGCGTCAAGGAAGTTTTTGCTGACATGCTGAAGAGTGTGGCTGATGTTTTGCTTAAAACTGCTGCAGAAATGATCGCTACATACATTGCGATTGGCATTGCTAAAGCGTTTGCTGGATTAGGTGGTGGAGGAGGTGGTGGCGGTGGCTTAGGTGGATTTGAAGGAACGTTTGGCACGTCACTTCAGACCACTGGATTTTTTGCCGAAGGTGGTTTTGTTGATCGTCCAACCAACGCTCTTATTGGCGAAGGAGGAGAGCCTGAATACGTTATTCCAGAGTCCAAGATGCGTGAAAGCATGGCGCGGTACTCGCAAGGCAATCGTGGAGCATCTGTTATTGCAGATAGCGGGGATAGCGAGACCTCAAGTGGCGGTGGAACGGCAGTTGCCACTCCAATTGATGTTCGCTACAGCGTTGAACGAATCAATAGCGTTGATTATGTTACTGCTGATCAGTTCCAGCGTGGAATGCAAAGTGCTGCAGCACAGGGTGCAAAACAGGGTGAGCAAAGTACGCTGAAGCGACTGCAAATGAGCGGTAGCACTCGTCGGAGGTTAGGACTATGAGTCAGTATTATTTTGGACATGCTCTAAGGGTTCAAAAAAATGTCAATGGGGCGGTAACGACTACCCATCAGTTTCAAAATTTTAAAATTAGACAGAATTTTACTTATACCGGATCGGATGGAGTCAGTCGATCGTATGACTTTGCGCCTTTTGGGTTTTCGGGCGTCACTGTTAATAGATCAGGTGACGGGCTTGAAGCGACTCTTGTTTTTCCAAACAACAGCATTACGCGCTCATGGGCTGTAGATGCGATTGAGTTGAATTATGTGATGGAGGTTGATGTCTTAATCACTGATGAGAGCGCAGAGGAGTCAACCTTTATGACTGTGCATAACTACGCAGGCCAAGTCGTAGGCGGCCAGTGGGACAACACGTCTTTGAATATGCAGCTAGGCACTGTTTTGGATGCTGTTGGAACTGATGTGCCTAGGAGGTCACTGACGCGCCAGCTTGTAGGGAACTTGCCTTTGACTAATAATGTCCGATTGCGGTGATCTGATTGGAATGCCCTACCGATTAGGGGCTGACGGCAGTGACGGTCATATCGACTGCATTCACCTTTGCTACAAGGCATTGGAGCGGATGGACATCAAAGCGCCACCGTTTAAGCAGTCGTGGTATAGCGATAGCAAGTGGTCTATTTGTCGCGACTTAATGCGTTGGGGTTCTCGTGTCGAAAAGGCTGCGTATGATGGGGACATTCTGCTGTTAGCGCAGCAATCCTGGGCATTCGCAGTCACATGGCAAACGGGGATTCTCTACATAAGCCCAATGTCAAAGAAGGTGCAATGGTCTTCGGTCCGACTGTTTACGACGTACCACTGCTTCCGTACGAAAGAGAACTGATAAAAACGATTGGGATTACTGAGGAAGAATATAAAGAATTTACAGCTGAAGTTCGTCGCAGGGGCAATGTTCGCCCTGCAGAGTATGCTCACATTCCGGACGTTCGCAACGATGCTGTTGTAACTCCGCTTCTTATCAGCCTTGCTGTCGGTTTAGTTCTTACAGGTGTTTCGTATTTATTAACGCCAAAGCCAAAAATGCCTAGCGCGTCCGACCGCAAAGGTGGCGGAAGCGTTGATCTTGGTGACATCACCGGAACAAACCGCTTTACGCCTTCGCGTGGTTTTGAGACGTTATCTGAGCTGGCTGATTATGGCTCACCCGTTCCAATTATTTTTGGTCGTTACGATCAAACAGAAAAGATTGGCGGAATGCTTGTTACACCAAAATTGGTGTGGTCGCGGATGTTTAGTCATGGCACCTTGCAGCGTGCTGCTCTGCTTTATGTCATTGGTGAGCAAGGGTTAGGGCTTGGGATTGATCCGCCAGAGTTAGGAGGTATCTTTCTCGGCAACAACGCTTTAGACGCTATTTTTGAAAATTTCTTTGCTTTTTACTGGGCAAAAAACAGCAAAAATACGCCAAGGATTCGCGTTGAGGATCTGAAGTATGGAACACGAGGGACTGTTGCCAGTGGCGACCCTGGGGCGGGGTTAAATTCTGCAAATGCTGAAGTTTTTGTCGCTCCAACACCAGACTCAACCAGAGAAGTTGCATTTTGCCAGGCGTTTTCTCCGGCCAACAATACTCAATTTGGCGTATATGACGCGATTGCCAATGGAACGGCGTTTCGATTGAACTACGAAATCGTCAACATCTTCGACAAAACAGCTAA